AAGCTTAGGAGCAGTTATTATAAGATCCTTATTTATTATGCAATTTTCTATTGTGATATCTCCTGCCACAGTCTCCTGTATCATCAAAGAGCCTGCAACTGTTTGATTTGAAAAAAGTCCTGCAGACGTAATTACAAAAGGTATATAAGCAGGGTCAGTCTTTGCATACTCCATCTTTTTTTCTATTATTTTGTTTTTTTCACTCAAACTCAGGTTTGAGTAAATATCTGTAGCGCTTATACTTTGCGAGCCAAAACTAAAAATCGTCGCACATATAAGCGGATATATCAATATATTTTTATTCAATTTCATTATTATTTTCCTTTTCAAAATTAGCTATTACAAGTTACAACTTAATTTTAAATCATTAAGTCATAATTTGCAATTCTAATCCAAGATATTTAAACTGTTTGTAAAATAAACTATTTCTTCCTTCGTATTAAAATATGACAATGAAGCTCTTACAAAGCCAGTCTCCAGAGTATTCAAAAATTCATGTCCAAATGGGTTACAATGTAGCCCTCCACGTACTGCAATATTATATTTATAATTTAAGATCGAGCAAATAAGTGATGAATCTCTATTCTTAATATTAAAAGATACTAAGAAAACTGTTAAATGGAATACTCTAAAAACAATAGCAGATTTAAAAGAGAAAGAATGGGATACTAAAAATGCCAAGTACATTAAATTAGCAATGCACTATGGAGCTAAGAAAGTATTAATAAGAGTATTGCAAACTGGAGAGAACTTAGATGATGTTCTAGGTGAATTTAAAGAAAGAAAAATGCACTGGTTAGCTTATCCAGGAGCAGAGCAAGCTGATGACCAAAAACTTGTAACTTGGACAAAACAAGTATTTGGAAATGATGGTGCAATAGGAAAAACTGTTAAATATATTTCTAGCTTTGCAAATAATACAGACCATGTGGCTATTGTAGAGTTAGGAAATAGAGAATATAAATCTATTTATGGAGATTTTACAGCTCAAGAATATACTGCTGCACTAGCAGGACTTATAGCTGGAATGCCTTTGAATAGATCAGCAGATAACTTTGTAATGAGTGATTTAAAAGAAGTAGATTACTTTGAGCCAAAACTTGGTAAATTTTCTCTATACAATGATGATGAAAAAGTTAGAGTTAATTATGCAGTGAACTCAAAAACTACTTTTGATAGCACTTGGAAAAAAGATACAAGAAAAATCAAAATTGTTGAGGGGATGTGCTTTATAACTGATGACATAAGAGATACATTTAAAAATTATTGGTTAGGAATTTACATAAATGACTATAACAATAAAATGAATTTCTGCTCTAATGTCACTAAGGTTTATTTTAAAGAAATGGCTCCAAATGTTTTATCTGGTGACTATGATAATAAGATTGAAATAGACTTAGAAGCACAAAAGAGATTAATTGTTTTAGATGGAAAAGACCCAGAAGAAATGACAGAAATGGATATTTTAAAATATCCATCTGGAGATGATGTATTTTTAACTGGAGATGTCAGATTTGCAGATACTATGGCAAATCTTAGCTTGGTTATAAAGATGTGATAGGAGGTAAAAATGGCAGATACAACTATAAGAGGATATCATACCATTGCTGGAGCACATGGGACTCTTTGGATAGATAATGAAAAAATAGCTGAATTTACAAAAGTAAATGCAAAAGTAACAGCAGATAGAAAAGATGTACAGTTAGGCTTATCTGTGGATAGTAAGATTGTAGCTTTAAAAGGGGAAGGTAGTGTTACTCTTGAAAAAGTGTATTCAAGGGGTAAAAAGATACTTGAAAAATTGGTAAAAGGGAATGATGTTAGAGTTAGGATTGTAACTAATCTAGCTGACCCAGATACACCAGGAAAGCAAGAAGAAAGAATTTCTCTTGATAATGTTTGGTTTAATTCAATAGACTTAATCAACATTACAAAAGGAGAAGTTGTTGAGGAAGAATATCCATTTGGATTTACTCCAGAAGATTTAGCTTATGAAAATAATATAAAATAGGAGGTTTAGATGTTAGTTACTGCAGAAATGCTACTTGAAAATAGCAAAAAAATAAATAATGCGGAAAGAAAAAAAGTTAAAATTTACATAAAAGAACTTAATGGAGAGATTGAGTGTGAGTTGCTAAATAAAGAAGATTATTTAGACTTGATTTTATCTAAAGAGAAAGATAAGGATTTAGAAGTTATCTATAATTCTTGTCCTATTTTTAGAGATGATGAACTAATAGATAAATTAGGATGTAGATCTAAACCAACTCAAGTTGTAGCAAAAGTTTTAAAAGACCCTACTATTTATAAATTAGCAGATTTTATCTTAATAGCTTCTGGCTATGGAGATAGAGATTTGGTTAGCTTAGCTGAAGAAACAAAAAACTAATTGAGAGCGACTGGAAATTAAGTACAGTCGCTCATTACTTGAATAAAGGGCATACATTAGAAGAACTTAGAAAACTTTCTGAAAAAGATTTATTTTATATGTATCTTTTAAAAGAAAAATGCTATAATATTAAATATTAAATTCATTTTAGAGGGAGGAAAGATTTATGAAGAAGTATAAGTTTGAGTTTGATTACAAGTTTTTTGATTGCTTGTTATTGGCTGGGCAATGTTTGTTAGCTTCAATAATATTCAATGTTATTATTTCTTTTTTAGTAGGATTTCTTGAAGGAGCACTTATGACTGATAGTATATTTTTGTTTGGTATAGTTCCCATACTATCTTATATTTTTGGTATAGTTTACTCTCTTGTGGCTATTATAAGATATGTATTAGAAGGAGTTACTATAAAAGAAGTAGAATAATAAGATTTTATCTAAGAGGAGTATAAAAGCTCCTCTTTTTTATTGGAGGTGAGAATTTGGAACATGTATTAAGTGCTAGATTGGAACTTAAAGATAAATTTACAGCTGTAATATCCAAAGCTGAAAAAGGGCTTGCTGGACTTTATCAAAAAGCTAAATCTATGAACTGGGAAAAAGTTAATAGTGGGCTCAATAAATTTGGAACAGTTGCCATTGGAGGACTTGCTGGAATAGGTGCTATTGCTGGAAGTTCTTTAACTGCTTTTGCAGATTTAGAAGATCAAGTTAAAAGAAATAAAGCTATTATGGGAGCAACAGCAGCAGAAGAAAATATGTTAATGGCTCAAACAAGAGAACTTGGAAGAAGTACAAGATTTACAGCACAAGAAGTGGCACAAGCACAAATGTATCAAGCAATGGCGGGTATGAAAACTAATGAAGTATTAGAAATGACACCAAAACTTTTAAAACTTTCTATCGCTTCTGGTGAAGATTTGGCTAGCACATCAGATATTCTTACAGATAACTTAACAGCATTTGGACTAGAATTAAAAGATGCAGATCATTTTATGGATGTTATGGCTGCAACTGCTAATAACACAAATACAAGCATTGCACAACTAGGAGAAGCATATAAGTATGTGGCATCCACTTCAAGAAATTTTGAAAGTATGGAAGATGTAAATATTTTACTAGGAGTTTTAGCAGATAGTGGACTTAAAGGTTCTATTGCTGGAAGAAATTTAGCCGCTATTTATACAAGACTTTCAAAAGCTACTCCTGATATGGAAAAAGCTATGAAAAAAGTAGGATTAACTCTTTATGATAATAATGGAAAATTTAAAGGACTTAGAAAAATTATAGAAGAAGTAAAACCTATCTTGGCTAGAATGACAGAAGAACAAAGAAATTACTGGATATCTACAATAGCTGGTTCAGAAGGAATGAAAATTTTTGCTAACTTGCTTGGAGCCTCAAAAGAAGAATTAGAGAAAGCAGAAAATGCTATAAAAAATGCTAAGGGTGCAACAGATAAATTTGCGGAAGAAATGGGAAGTACTACAAAAAATAAAATGGCAGAATTTAGAAGTGCAGTAGACGACTTAAAAATATCTATTGGAGAAGGATTAGCTCCAACTGCGACAGACTTTATAAATAAGTTTACAAGTAAAATGGCAGAGTTAAATTCAAAAGGTACTTTTAATACTGAAAATGTAGAGGCTTATTTTAATAGAATTTTTACTCTTACAGCAGAAGCTATAAAAGGTTTTGCAGCATTAAAAGTAGCAGCTATGGCAGAAAATATTTTTCCTGGTGCTGGTAAATATATTGCAGGTGGATATTTAGCATATAGAGCTGGTAAAGCAGTTGGAGATTGGGCAGGAGAAAAAATAGGACGAACTAAAAATAAATGGGAATTGAGAAAAGAATATCAAGATAAGGGTTACACTTGGGATGAGGCTAATGCACAAGCAGAAAAAGATATAGAAACAATGGATTTGAGGAACAGTAAAACAGAAGATGATGAGAAGCTAAATTATATAAAGCAAAGAATGTTTGAAGAAAAACTTAGATACAATAAAAATTCTGGAAAAGGAATAGAGCAGCTGATGAAAGAAACAGAAGAAGATTTTAGAGAGAGAAGAAGGATTGCTAAATTAACTCCAGAAGAATTAGCAAAAGAACAAACAGTACAGAAAAATAAAACTGTTGCCTCATTAAATAACCCTATTTTACTAGGAAAACCTTTACCAGAAAAGCAAAAGACAGAACTAGAAAAAGTTAGTGATAAGTTAGGACTTAAAGCTCCAACAATTCCAAATTATATGCTTAAACCTTCTGTTCCAGAATCTAAAAAAAGCAATAATGACATTAAAGTACCATCTCAAAATGTAACATTTTCACCTCAAGTAAATGTAAATATGGGTGGAATAACGATAAGAAATGAAACAGATATAGAGAAAACAGCAGAAATGTCTAAACAAAAAATAATTGCAGAGTTGAAAAACTATGTACAAGTAACAAAATAAAGGAGATGATGTTATGAGGCCAACATTTATACTGGTTAAAGATAGCACTAATACTCCTTTTTTCTTTGTGGTACCACCTTTGGATTTAAGGATAGAGAGTGAGCAGGATTTGCAAGTTATAAGGATAATTGATTTAGGAGAAAAGACATTAATTGGAAATAGAAAAGCTGAAAAGATTAGTTTTTCAACATTTTTTCCAAGTATGAAATCTCCTTTTTTTAGTTATATCCTTTCTACTACTCCTAGTAACTGTATGGAAACTTTAAAAAAGTTAAAAAATGATAAGGAAAAATTAACCTTAATTATTCCAGAATTTAATATTTTCTTTAAATGCTATATCCAAACTTTATATTTTGCAGTAACTGAAAGAACAGGAGATATAGATGTGGAGATAACTCTTGTAGAGATAGAAAAAAACAAAACTTTAACAGATGTAGCAAGAGGACTATTAGAGAGGTAAATATATGGAAAAAGTAAAGATTTATGTAAATGGAAAAGAATATAAAAATATATTTACTAGGGTTATTTGGAGTGGAGCAATTCACGGAACTGCAAGAAAATTGGAAGTTGAGTATCTAGGAGATATCATAACCAATATTGGAGATGAAATCATATTTTCTTATGAAGAAGAAAAGTTATTTTATGGTAAAGTTTTCCAGCATTCTAGGAAAGGCGAAACTGAAATAAAAAGTTTTTATGCATACGACAATTCTATTTATCTGAATAAAAATAACTTTGTTAAAAACTTTTTCCAAAAAAAACCATCAGAAATATTAAAAGAAATCTGTGGGGAACTTAATTTAAAAATAGGCAAAATTCCTAAAGATGAAGTTACTTGTACTTATCCTGCCATTGATAGAAGTGGATATGAAATTATATTGAATGCATACACTATCCAGCATAGAAAAAATAAAAAGATTTATTCTATTGTTAGTAATGAACAAGCAATAGATATAGTTGAACAAGGTACTTATACAGATGTTCTTTTAACAAGTGCAGATAACATCTCAACTTCTTCTTATGAAGAAAGCATAGAAAATATGATAAACCAAATTGTTATCTATAAAGTAGAAAAAGAAAAGCAGCAAATACTTAATAAAGTAGAAAATGCAGAAGATAAAAAGAAATTTGGATTATTCCAACAAGTTATGGAATATGAAAAAGATGTAGATAATATAGTAAACGCTAGGGATATGCTAAAAAGTGTAGAGAAAAGTGCAAGGATATATTGCTTAGGAAACATCTTAATCCAAGCTGGATATAACATTGGAATACAGGAGCCACACACTGGACTAGTTGGTAGTTTCTTAGTTAAATCTGATACTCATATTTTTGAGGGAGAAACTTATTTCTGTAATATTGAGTTAGCTTTTGAAAATGTTATGGATAAAGTTCAATTTGAGAATAAAGAAAAGGTTAAGAAAAATAGAAAGAAAAAAGGTAAAAAGAGGAAGAAGAAAGACAAAATAGACGAGTTATTTCCTGAAGGGTGGGATAAAAAATGAGTGAATTAGGAGTTTTAATTGGCGATATGATAGGTCAAGCCACAAAAGGAACATCTATCATAAAGGCTAGTGTAGTTACTCCACCACCAAACTTGACAATTGAATTTGATGGGCAAGTTATACCTAGCAAGCAGATATATTGCAGTAACTACCTATTACCTCACTATCATAGAGACTATAAGATTGATGGAATTATAGACGAAATAGAAATTGATGTATCTAACTATAATTATGATAATACAACATCTGATACAATGGGGCACGGTATACCAAAATTAAAAGGAAGCGGAAAATATAAGGGTAGCGGAAAATATAAATCTCATAAAGACATTTGGTTTGAAGATACTTTAAAAAAAGGTGATGAGGTGCTAGTTGTAGTTTTAGGGATACATTATGTAGTCGTTACAAAAATAGTTAAAATGCCTAGTGGAGCAATAGAGGGGGTGTAACATGGAAAAAGATTTCAATATTTTTCTTAAAAAAGCTGAAACAGAAGTTGAAGAAATGCCGACTTTTAAGGAATATGCAATAGACTTTAAAACTGGAGAATATATAAAAGATGAAAATAACGATATTAAAATTTTAGAGAAAAATGAAGCCTTAAAAGTATGGATATTTAAAGCATTGAAAACTGAAAGATTTAGATATGCTGATGTACATAGTGATAATTATGGAAGTGAACTTGAAACTAATATAGGAACTATCTATCATAAAACAGTTAAAGATGCTTTAATGATAAATCAAATAAGAGATACTTTATTGGTAAATCCATATATTTTAGAATGCTACAACTTTGATATTTCTAATGAAGATGAATATGTTCCACAGATAACCTTTAATGTTAAAACGGTGTATGGAGAACTAGAAATGGAGGTGTAAAGTGAAAGATAGAATAGAATTAAGAAATAATTTTCTGGATAATCTTAAGAATCCACTTTCAAAAATGGAAGGTACTTTCAATTTTGATATTGCTGCCACTTTTGGAATTACCGCAGAAGAAGTATATAAAGAATTGGAGTTCTGGGAAAAGCAAACCTTTATTGATACTGCAACAGAAGATGAGTATGTTGATAAACATGCATTAATGTTTGGAGTAAAAAGGAGATTAGGAACTAAGGCAAAAGGCACTGTAAAAGTAACTGGAAGAGCAAACTCTGTTATAGAAGAAAATACAATATTTTTAAACAGGGATGGGATAAAGTACAAATCTTTAAGAAAAGAGTATTTAAGTCCAACTGGAATTGCAGAAATAGAAATAGAATGCCTTTCAGAAGGAAAAGTAGGTAATGCTGCAATAGGAGAAATTACAACTTTTGAAATTCAAAATAGCAATATTTATAGTGTTATAAATGAAAAAGAGATTATAAATGGATATGATAAAGAACCTAATTCTGTATTGGTTGCAAGGGCTAAGGAAAAAGCTACAAGACCTGCTCATAGTGGAAATATTTATGATTATGAACAATGGGCTAAACAGGTTGACGGAGTTGGAAAGGTATTAGTAAAGCCTCTTTGGAATGGTAATGGAACTGTAAAGGTATTAGTTGCTAACTATAATAACGATATAGCTGATTCATCGCTAATTCAAAAAGTTAGGGAAAGAATACAGAGAGATGATGGTAGACCAGTTGGGGCCGATGTAACTGTTGATAGTTTTACTGTTAAAAATATAAATATAAATATACAAGTTATATTGAAAGCAGGATATACTTTATCTGATGTAAAAGAAAAAATTGAATCTCTTTTAAAAGCTGTAATAAAGACTGAAAGTGCTACATTTGAAAAAGCTAATAAATCTATATTATCTATTAATCGTTTAGAAAAAGCTATATTAGAAATAAATGGGATTAACGATAACTTTGTAAAAGTAAATAATTCTAATTCTAACCTAGAAATAGCAGAAGATGAAATATTGATAGTTGGGACAGTGGTTATAAATGAGTGATAGATTAATAAAAAAAGTATCTAAAATAGCTAGAAACAGTTTACAAAAAGATTTAATTAGAACATTAGATTTGATGTGTGAGTATGTTAAAAATGATATACAAAAATACAAGGAGCTATTATTTATAGCTTTTTTTAATGAACAGCAAATAGCAAATTATGAAAGGTTTATGGAGTTAGACTATAAAAATGGTTGGAGTTTACAAGATAGAAAAGACAGAATTATTTATACTTTATTATCAAAAAATATCTTTACTCCGCAAGTTTTAAAAGAACAAGCTAAGATATTCACAAATGGAGAGATTGAAGTTGTTGAGGATTATGGAAATTACTCATTTATAATAAAATTTACATCTGTTGTTGGAATACCTCAGAACTTGGATAATTTCAAAAATTTTATTTATATCAATAAGCCAGCACATCTAAATTTTAGTATTGAATTTAGATATAACACATATAATCAAGTAGCTTACTTATTGCATAATTCTTTAAAAGTAAAAAGCCATAAAGAAATTTATGACACTAAGTTATATGAAGATAGTGCAGTAGTAGGAAAGTACCATAAACATATAGAAATAAATAATTTTAGAAATGATGAATTAAAAACAAAAACTCATAAAGAAATTTATGATGAAAGGAGATAGAAATGGCTGAATACACTAAATATCTAAGATTAATGAAACCGCAAGGAAATGAGTATTACAATGTAGAAAATTTTAATCACAATGCAGAGTTGATAGATAAAGAGACAGAGAAATTAAATAATGCTGTCATAGAAATTAAAAATGGAGCAACAAGAGAGAAAGCAGGAATTGTACAATTTGGTACTGAGGAAGGAAAAGCATTAGAGGGAATGATGTTAGCTAGACTTGCT